ATGAGGCACAGCCGCCTTTAATGGGCATTTCCACGCCTAGAATTCACACGCCGCTTAATGATCTGCCGTCTAGGGGTCAGGAATTGATCGACCTTGCAGCTAGTATCGGGGTTGAATTAATGGACTGGCAGAAGTTTTACCTTATCCACAGCCACAAAGTAAAGCCTGACGGACGCTGGGCAACGCCAATCAACGTGTGCGTGGTCGCACGGCAAAATGGCAAGTCATTTTTACAGCAGATCAGAATTTTGGGCGGTCTTTTCCTGTGGAAAGAGCCTTTACAGATTGCCTCAGCTCACACGCTGGCAACAAGCCTTGAACAGTTTAGATCGCTGGTCTCGCTGATCGAGTCAAATGACGTTTTGGCGAAACAGGTCAAGCGCATACGTTGGGCGCATGGTGCTGAGGAGATCGAGACATTGCACGGCACGCGGTTTATTGTCAAAGCTGGTGGTTCATCAGCTCGCGGTGTGTCCAGACCTGAGACGGTTCACTTAGATGAGCTGCGCGAGATGAAAGAGCTAGAAACGTTTGCCAGTTTGCGGTACACCCTTATGGCGGCAAAAAACCCGCTTGTTATGGCGTACACAAACGCGGGTGATGCCAGCAGTGTTGTGCTTAATGCTTTTCGAGAGCGTGCTTTGGCAAAGATTGCTGGCGCAGATGATGAGATTGGGTATTTTGAGTGGTCAGCACCGACCGACGAGATCAGCGTTGAAAATGCAAGGCACTCAAACCCAGCAATGGGCAGGACTATCCACGCCGACAACGTGCGCAGCGTATTGAAAGACCCACCAGACGTGGTCATGACTGAGGTCTTGTGCCGCTGGGTTGTAGCTATCAGCAGCGCGGTTGACAGTGCCTCATGGGGTAATTGTCTTGACAAAAGCGTCGATCTTGACATTGACAAATTGACGTGGCTGGCAATTGACCTGTCACCCGACAGAAAACACGCCTCATTGGTTGGCGCGCAGAAATTAGGCGACGAGAATTTTGTGGTCAAGCTGTTGCACACTTGGCAAAACGACTTGCAGCTAGACGACAAAGCAATTGCCAACGATTTAGCAGATTACGCGCGCAAATACGTCACCGAGTACGTTTTGTATAGCCGCAAGACTAGCGGCGCAGTAGCTGCACGCCTTGCACCCGCTGGCATACCTGTATTTGACATGGATAGTGCATACCCACAGAGCTGCGACGAAATGCTGTCGGCGATCAACAGCGGCAGACTTAAACACCGAGGTCAGGCACAATTGACGGACGAAATTTTGTCAGCTGTGCAATTGCGTCGTGGTGACGGCGGCTGGGTCATTGGTCGTCGAGCTAGTCAGGCGGTCGTGTGTGGCGCGGTCGCTGTTGCGCTGGCGACACATTTTGCGACACGCCCAGACAATGATCTTGACATCATGGTTGGTTGATCGTATAAGCCTGTCAGAATTAGGACATGGGTTTATTCGATCTATTTGTGCCAAAGGTGTCAGCTGCCGTTCCAGCTGCGCCTTTGGACGTTGACGCATCACTTGCGCCGTATTTCACAGAAAATAACAATTTTTACTTTTACGGCATAGTTACAGCAAACCGTGCGGAAGCAATGAGCGTGCCAACAGTTGCGCGTGCTTTGAGCATTATGCAAACAATTGCATCACTACCATTGCACACACGCAATGAAGCAACAGGTGAGAAGGTGTCACAACCGCGTGTTATTAATCAGCCAGACCCGCGCATACCAGGCTCAACATTTTATGGCTGGTTGATTTCTGATTTATTCTTTCATAACTCAGCGTATGCAATGGTCATGGAAAGGTACGCAGACACAGGCAAAATCCGTGCAATGGAAAGAGTTGCACCAGAGCGCGTGTCAATTACTACAAATTTTGATAATACAGAAATTACAGCGTACGAGATCGACGGCAAGCCAATTGACCCAACAAATCTGGTTGTGTTTCCAAATACGCAAGAAGGTTTGTTAGCTCGCGCAGGTCGCACAATCAAAGCTGCTGCCGCGTTGGAAAAGGCGTCACTCAATTTTGCCAATGAGCCAACACCGCTTATGGTGTTGAAATCAAACGGCACATCATTGCCAGCAGATCGCGTTGCAAAAATTCTTAGCGCGTGGCGCACAGCTCGCGCCAACAAATCGACGGCATTTCTCAATGCTGATGTAACAATGGAGTCGGTCGGTTTTGACCCTAAGAATTTGCAGCTTAATGAAGCCAGAAACTATGTCTCGCTTGAATTAGCACGCGCGTGTGGTTTACCTGCTTATTTCACAGACAGCCAGCAATCATCATTTACATACGCAAACGCTTTAGACAAGCGACGTGACCTAGTTGACTTTGCGTTTCGCACATACATGTCAATCATTGAACAACGCCTGTCGTTTGCTGATTTTACGCCAGCAGGTAACAAAGTCATGTTTGACCTAGACAATTTCTTGCGTGGCAATCCTTACGAGCGCGCGCAGGTTTATGAAATCTTAAATCGTATCGGCGCAATGTCGATCGACGAAATTCGCGCAGAGGAGGACATGTTGTTATGAAAAAACTCATCACACCAATTGCTATCACCGCAGCTGACTCAAACAGTCGCACGATCACCGGTCGCATTGTGACATTTGAGGAAACAGGCACAGCATCAATTGGCAAGGTGCAATTTGCAAAAGGAAGCATTGAGGCAGTGCCAGTATTGCTTAACCTTGAACATGATCGCACACGTCGCATTGGCAAAACATTGTCAATTGAGGCAAACGAGCAAGGCATTGACGCAACATTTAAGATCGCCAACACAACAGCTGGTACAGATGCACTTGTGGAAGCGTCCGAAGGTTTGCGTGACGGTTTTAGCGTCGAGGTTTATTTTGACGAATACGAAACATTAAAAGACGGCACAGTGCGCATCATTAAGGGTGAAATGACAGGCGTTGCATTGACGTCTGAGCCTGCAATTAGATCAGCACGCGTTAACGAGGTCGCAGCCACAACAGCTGACGAGCCTGAGATTTCTGACTCAACAGTTGAGGCAGAGGAAACACCAACAACAGAAGGAGACGAAGTGGACAACACCGTCACAAACGCGGAAACCGTCGAGACGGTAGAAGCCGCACAGTCAGTAACAGCAAATGCGAAGCCAGCAGTCGGCGGGTCATTTACAAAGCCACGCTTAGAGTTCACAGCTGCTAAGTACCTTGAAAACACAATCCGCGCATCACTAGGCGACGAAAACGCTCGCCAATACGTTGCAGCAGCGGCAGACGTCACAGATAACGCAGGTCTAGTGCCTACACGTCAATTGACAGAAGTTATCAATGGACTTGCAAACACAACACGCAGCAACATTGATGCGATCAGCCGTGGCGTATTGCCTGATGCTGGCATGTCTTTCGAAATTCCAAAGATCACACAAATGCCAACAGTTGCAGCCACATCAGAAGGCTCAGCACCAAGCGAGACAGATCAAAACGCTGCATTTGTAACAGTTAACGTTGCAAAGTACGCAGGACAGCAGACATTTAGCGTTGAGCTACTTGATCGCACATCACCGCTATTTTTTAACGAGCTATTGTCAAACATGGCAGCAGCTTATGCAAAGGCAACAGATACAGCAGTTAACGCTGCATTGATTTCTGGTGCATCAGCTGACGCGACAACAACAACAACATACCCAACAGCGGCAGAATTGCTAGGTATTGTTGCTCGCGGTGCAGCATCAGTTTATGCAGGCACACAGGGCTTTGCTCGTAACATCATCATGAATACGAGCCAGTGGGCAAACGCAATGACACTAAACGACAGCGGGCGTCCAATTTACAACGCATCACAGCCAAGCAATGCAGGCGGCGTTGTACGTCCAGACTCAATCCGTGGCAACATTGCAGGACTTGACCTATACGTCACAGCAAACACAGCTGCTGGCACAGACACAGACGGTTCAATCTTGATCGTCAACCCAGCTGCTTACACATGGTATGAGTCACCAACCTACCGACTACGCGCAGACGTAATCGCAACAGGTCAAATCTCAGTATCAGTGTATGGATACGGTGCAATTGCAACCAAGATCGGTGCAGGCGCATTTAAGAATAACAAGGCGTAATAGCCACTAACTAATCATGCGGCGGGTTCTCCCGATCTCGCCGCAGCAGTCGAAAGGGGACGGACATGCCAGCCATTGTCACAGCTAGCCAGTTGCGCACGGTGCTTGGTGTGTCCGTCTCACTTTACAGTGACAGTTATCTTGACGAAATAATCAACACCAGCGAGGACGTAATTTTGCCAATGCTTGTTGCAAACGCGTCAGGCGTTGACGCATACAAGCTTGAAAACAACGTGGCAACATTTTTTACAATCCGCCAGCATTACTTTGTAGCGGGTCAATCAGTAATCGTTACAGGTTTGCCCGCACCATTTAGCGCGACATTTACAGTTGTTGACAGTGCGCCTCTTTACTTTACGGCAGCCCTTACAAACGCAGACGTTACATTGCGTCCAATCGTGCCAAACGGCAAGGCAACATTGTCTGGTTACTCAGCTGCACAAATCTACGCAGCAACACCAGCAATTGAGTCAGCAATCTTGGCTGTTAGCGTCGAGGTATTTCAATCACGCGTTGCAGCTGGTGGACAGATCGAGGGCGTGGATTTTGCCAGCACGCCATACCGCATGGGTCGCAGCTTGACCAACCGCGTCAGCTCACTTTTGATGCCTTATTTGGACGTTGAGACAGTGGTTCAATAAATGCCAGCCTCAACCATTGCCGACACACGAGCAGCTTTAGCAAACGCATTTAGCGCGCTATCTGCCAACGTGTACGCCAGCGTGCCAGAAGCACCGATACCGCCAGCCATTGTTGTCGTACCTGACAGTCCATACATGGAAGTGGCACTTATTGGCAAGGCAACCACAAAGGTCAAACTGAATTTTGCAATTACCGCCATTGTTGCCAGCAATAGCAATGCAGGCTCATTGGACAATCTCGAACAGCTCATAATCGGAATTCTTGCGGCAATGCCCGCAGGATACGTCGTAGGCGTAATTGAAAAGCCAACGGTGTTGGAAGTAGGACAATCTCCAATGCTGGTGGCTGACATAAATGTCTCGACTTACTACACACAAACTAACTAGGGGACAAAATGCCAACGACAATCATTACAGGTCGCGATTTAGTCGTGACCATTGCCACCACAAACTATGACGCGCAGGCGACCAGCGCAGTGCTTGCCAACAGCCCAACAGTCGAGACATACCAAACACTTGACGGCAAGGCATACAAGCACATTGACGATCAGTGGACATTTGACGTATCAATGCTGGCTGACTGGGGCGCATCAGGTTCATTGTGCGAGGCACTTTGGACAGCATGCGAGACAGCACCAAACACAACATTGGCGGTGTCATTGACAGCTGTGACAGGTGCAGTTTTTGCATTTAACGTCATGCCAGTATTTCCAGCAGTCGGCGGTGCTGCACCAGATGCACAAACCGTTGACCTATCATTTGTCGTAGTGGGAACACCTACTGAGACATTTAGCTAGAAACTAACAATCGGGAGACAAAAATGAAACTACCAATCACAATTGAATACACAAGCGGCGATCAGATCACTTACACAGCTGCACCGCCAGAGTGGGTCAAATGGGAGAAGCACACAGGACACACAATTGCACAGGCACAGGAGAAAATCGGTATCTCCGATTTAGTATTTCTTGCCTATCACGCTATGAAGCGTGAAGCAGCTGGAAAGCCTGTTAAGCCAATTGACATTTGGACAGAAGGTATCGCTGAGGTAATCGTAGGTGAGGCAAACCCAAAAGCTACGCCGTCGGAAGCCTTAGCAGAATAGTTTGGGAGGTAGCTCTGGCGACAGGGCTACACCCAGATGTTTTTGAGACAGCCGAGGACATTTTAACCGTGATTGAGATTTTGGAAAGGCGCGCAAATGGCTAAGGACGCAATCAGCTATGACAAGGCTGAGCTGCGCGCCATTACTCGATCATTTAAGGCTATGGACGATCAAGCTATTGCACAAACAAAAAAAGTAAGCTCAGAGTTAGCAGAATACGTCAAGGGCAAAATCGTTGACGCAGCTGCTGGAACAAATAACCGTTTAGATAATCGCGTGGCAGCTGGCGCAAAGGTTTCCAAATCATCAAAGGTGGGCGAAATCAGCTTTGGTTTTGCTGGTCAAAAATTAAGCGGTGGCGGTACAACTCAGCAACTATGGGGCGGTGCTGAATTTGGCTCAAACACTAAGAAGCAATTTCCTGTTTGGTCAGGTCGAGAAGGTCGAGGTTCACGCGGTTGGTTTATTTATCCAACTTTGCGAGCTGTGCAGCCTTACATTGTCGATCAATGGGAAAAAGCATTTACAAAAATTGTAAAGGAGTATGACTAATGGCTGGCAGTCGTACCCTCAAACTCTCGATACTTGGAGACGTTGACAACCTCAATAAATCGCTTAAAGCAGCCAGCAAAGATGTTGACACTTTTGGCGACAAAATGGGCAAGGTTGGCAAAATGGTTGGCGCAGCATTTGCAGCTGCTGCCGCTGCTGCTGGTGCTTACGCAATCAAAATCGGCGTTGAAGGCGTCAAGGCGGCAATCGAGGACGAGAAAGCACAGACACAGCTGGCACTGGCTTTAGAAAACGCCACAGGGGCTACAAAGGCACAAATTGCGGCAACCGAGCAATCAATCTTGCAAATGTCTCTGGCAACTGGTGTTGCAGATGATGAGCTGCGACCAGCACTGGGTCGTTTAGTCAGATCAACAGGCGATACCGAAAAGGCTCAGCAATTACTTGCACAAGCTTTAGACATTAGTGCGGCGACGGGCAAGCCACTGGAAAGTGTGGCAGCAGCGTTAAGCAAAGGTTTTGACGGGAACACAGCAGCACTTGGCAAATTAGGCGTTGGCTTATCTGCTGCCGAATTAAAAACAATGTCATTTACACAGGTGCAGGACAAGCTGACAGAATTGTTTGGAGGGGCAGCTGCACGAAATGCTGATACCTACGCAGGGCGCATTGCTCGCATGCAGGTGGCATTTAATGAAGCAAAAGAAACAATCGGGTTTGCGCTATTGCCAATCCTTGAAAAACTTATGGGTTTTATTAACAACAACGCTTTGCCAATCATCAACGCATTTAGCGGTGCATTTAGCCTCAACGGCAATGGTTTGGGCGGTGTAATCACAACACTTGGCAACATCATTGTTAACACTTTTACGCCAATTGTTAATGGCATGATCAAAGCGTTTGGATACGTCAGAGATGCAATCGGTGACAACCTAGACACTTTCAAGGAATTTGGGTCATTGATCGCAACCTACGTTGCACCAGTCATAGGCACGGTTTTGGGCGGTGCTTTACAGGTGGCAGGCAAGATCGCAGGTGGCGTCATTGACGTCATTGCTGGTGTGGTCAAAATTCTTAACGGTTTAATTTCAGGTGCGGTTGCAGGTATCAATGCTTTAATTTCTGCCTATAACGCAATACCGTTTTTACCAAACGTCAGCAAGATTTCAACACCGACGGTTAGTGTGCCAACAATTAAGACACCAACAGTGCCAACGGCAACAACAACTATTCCAAAGATTTCAGCACCGTCAGGCGGGACAACAGCCACGTCAAGCGGTGGCGGTGTTTCAACAGCTGCAAAAGTGGCTGCAACCGCTGCCGCTGCGACGACTGGTTTCATAGGTTCAGCTGAGTCTCGCGGTTTGTCAGATCGAGCAAATTCTGAGCGTCTTGGTTTAGGTACAACAATCAATCTGACCGTAACTGGTGCGCTAGACAAAGAGGGCACAGCACGCACAATCGTTGACACATTAAACAACAGCTACTATCGCGGCACAGGCGGCGCATCTAACCTGCAAATAGCATGACGCAATGGACACCAGTTTGGCTGGTAGAGATCGACGGCGTTTCATACACAGATGCTGTTTTGGCTAACCTCACAATCCGATCAGGGCGCACAAACATTTACGAGCAGGCACAGGCTGGGTACGTCAATTTGCAGCTGCTAGACGTTAATCAGGCGACAATACCTGTCAGCATCAACAGCAGCATTTCGGTGCAGGTTCAGGACACATCAAGCACATACGTCCCGATCTTTGGTGGCACAGTCGTTGACATTGCTGTTGAGGTGCGGGACGTCGGCAGCACAATGTTTACTCAGACATACAGCATCACAGCACTTGGGGCGTTATCTCGTTTGCCAAAGGCGTTGACAAATGGTGTGTTATCCAGAGACTTTGACGGCGATCAAATCTGGGAGATTTTGTCAGACCTATTGCTTAACACTTGGGCAGAAGTACCAGCAGCTTTGACGTGGGCTACATACAATCCAACGACAACATGGGCAACAGCTGAAAACGTTGGACTAGGCGAAATCGATCGCCCTGGTGATTATGACCTTGCAGCTCGTGGCAATGACCGCACAGACGTTTATTCATTGGTATCAAAGCTTGCAACCTCAGGTCTTGGCTACATTTACGAGGACGCGTTTGGTCGCATTTCCTATGCCAGTGCCTCACACCGCAGTTTGTACCTATCAAACAACGGCTATGTGC